AAGCAATGGGTACATACTTGAAGCCGGGTGATACACAAGCATATGTTAATGCTAAAGCTGCTGCTGATGCTAAAGCTGCTGCTGATGCTAAAGCTGCTGCTGATGCTAAAGCTGCTGCTGATGCTAGAGCTGCTGCTGGTCTAACTGGTGGTGGTGCTGTTAAGTTTGACAGTGAGGGTGTCCCATTAGCTCCAGAAGCAGCTAACATAACAGCTGCAACAATTGGTGCTCCAAAGTCTAATGAGTTAGTAGGGACATCATCTTTAGCTCCTGATGCAGCTCCTCAAACTAGTATCGATAAGGCTACATTAGCAGCCGATGTTGCTGCCCCTGCACCCATCACAACCTCTACAGTTAATGCATCAACTGCAACACCTGCTATGCAAACAGCAATGGATGGTGTTAATGCTGCACAGGGTGCTGTATCTCAAGACGCACAAGTTGCAGCTCAAACACAATCACCAACAACGACACAAGTTGGTACGGTACAGCCTTCCCTACTTGGCCTTGCACAGACAGTTCAAGGTGCTCCAACACGTACAGCACAAGCTGGTGAGATGGTTAGCAGTGGTGTTGATATGGCAGCGGCTAATCAGCTTGCTGCTCAAACAGCTGCCACCGCTGCACAGGGAACTGTCACAGATAAGATGACAGTTCAAGGTCAGCTGTCTACACTGACAGACAACTTTGATGCTAGCAACCCACCATCATGGGCAGCAGGTGCTGTCAGAGCAGCTAACGTAATGTTGGCCTCTAGAGGGTTGTCAGCGTCTAGCATGGCTGGTCAAGCTATTGTTCAAGCTGCAATGGAGTCTGCGTTGCCTATTGCTTCTGCTGATGCACAAGCGTTCCAACAGATGGCTTCACAGAACTTGAGCAATCGTCAACAGTCTGCTGTGTTGGCAGCTCAGCAACGTGCTCAGTTCATGGGACAAGAGTTTGATCAAGCCTTTCAAACTAAGGTTATCAACGCCTCTAAGGTGTCAGACATTGCCAACATGAACTTCAATGCTCAACAGCAGGTTGTTCTTGAGAATGCAAGGATGGCACAAACTGTTGATCTTGCTAATCTAAACAACAAACAAGCTGTAGTTATGGCTGAGGTTGCACAGATTGCTTCTCTTGAAACAACCAATCTAAACAATAGACAACAAGCTGCTGTAGTTAATGCTCAGAACTTCTTACAGATGGACATAACTAACTTAAACAACTCACAGCAAACGTCTTTGTTTAAAGCTCAACAGATTAGCCAAGCATTGTTAACAGACGTTGCTGCTGAAAATGCTGCTAAACAGTTCAATTCTTCTTCACAGAATCAAACAGATCAGTTTATGGCTACGATGACTACACAGGTTAATCAGTTTAATAATGCTCAACAGAATGCATTGTCACAGTTTAACACTGATCAAGTTAATGCGTTGTCTAAGTTTAATGTTGAGCAGGTGACTGCTAGACAAGAGTTTAATTCTCAGAACAGACTAGTCATTGACCAGTCTAATGCACAGTGGAGAAGAGAAATCTCTACAGCAGACACGGCATCAATTAATGCAGCCAACTATCTCAATGCACAAAACTTACAACAGATGACTGTGACGGAGTATAATAATCAATCACAGTTTTATCGTGATCAAATAGCCAATGTCTTCCAAGCTTATGAGAACGAACAGGAAAGAATTGTTGGACTTGCAAAAGCAACTATAGCAGGTAACGCCACTAAAGAGGCAGCTCAGACGGAAGTTGAAGGTGATATGTGGAATGCTGTTGGTGCGGTAATTGCTGCATGGTAATAGGATTTATATGAACAAATATACTAAAATGATACAGCAGATTGATACATATATTGAAAATCAATCTAGTAAAAAGAAGACTTCAATCAATGGGTTGTTGTCACCATCTGAGAAGAAAGCTTCTAATGATTCTTCAGCAACAGCTAATCTAGCTAGATACGTGTCTATGATTAGAAAACAAAAGCAAGAGGTTTTAAATGGAAGATAAGTTTTTATTAAATGGTCCTATTCCGGGAATGTCATTGACTGGAGAACCCGGTAACAATCCGTGGGAGCAACCTCCTAAGTTTTCTGAGATGACAGATGTTGTTGATTACTATTCAGATGCTCTTGTTACAACTAATTCTATTACAACAATCTCTAATGCATTGAGTAATAACATCTCTGTTATCAGCTTGGCTGAAACAATGATGTTGTCTGGTGTTATGAAGGGTATTCATTCAATTGACTTAGGTACTATGGTTGTTCCAGTCCTTGTTGAACTTATCAAAACAATTGGTGATATCTCTGATGTTAAGTATGTGATGGATGATGAAGACATCATTGACACCACTATGATTGATGAAGAAACAATGCGTAAGGTTATAGCAGAAGGTGTTGCTAAAATTAAAGAAGAAGTTCCTGCTAAGAAGGGCTTAATGAGTAAAGGTGATCAGCTATGAACGTAAAGATGATGGGACTAATCACTGGTTTCTCTAAAGCAACTAGTGAAAAGATTGACAGAGAACGTAAAGATGAAGAAGCTTTAATGCTTAATCGTTTCAGAATAGCTGCCGCTAACAAGTCAGTGGTTGATGCTGAGAACAAAGAGAAGATTGACCTTGCACGAAACAATCTATCATACCTCAACACTATTGCACCACACGCAACAGAAGCGCAACGTATTGTTATTGCCTCCAATCCAATGCTTACAGCTCAGTTGAAATCAATTCATGAATCTAAGAACTTTGAAACCTTTACAGACGTTGAAGGTGTTAGCCGTATTAATCTTGATAAGATTATTATAGCTAATAAAGATAAGATACCTGAAAAGTTTAAAACAGCTCAAGACTATATTGCTAGTCTTGATCAGCGTCCAACAATTGATCAAAGCAAGGTGCAAGAGCGTCAGATGAATAGCACATTCTTTGCCAATACATCACCAACTAATAAGAAGATGGAGACTTTGGCTTCAGCGTTTGGTGCTAGTGCAGCAGAGTTGTTGTCATACGAAGGATATAAGGCATCTTCACCAGATGCGTATGGTGGATTGACGGCTGCAACTCTTACTAAAAGAGACAGCAGCAGTGAGCAACTTGAAACTCTCAAGCAAGACATCTATGATTCTATCCGTGATAATGGACGTGATGCTCCTGAGACAGAGGCTTTGCAAAATAAGTACAATGACTTAGCAAAGTCAACCATGAGCGCTACTCAGCAGCTACAGCAAGACAATGCAAAAGCATTACTGATTCAAAGAGAGCCAACTAATTATACAGATGAAGAAAGACAGTGGTCTAAGAATTGGCTACAACGTGAATTGTTACATGCTAAAGATGTTGCCGATGCTAGCAGAGCGGCTTCTGAAAATAATCCAGAAAATAAATGGAATGTTATTAGCTCAATGATCAACGGTGTTAAAGATGCCGTTAACCTTAATATCTTTACCGACCCTCGTACAAAGCTTAAGACTTGGGGTCAAGGTAAGGATGCACTGAGAGAAGGAACGCCAGAGTTTGCAAGAGCTTACAACGCTGCAATTAATGCTAAGATTTTAGATAAGCTTAAGATGGCTGGTGCAATTGATGACAACGGAAAGCTGTCAAAGAATAACACTTTGCGTGTTAGATCTTTACTTTCTGATCGAGGTATTGATGTTGAACAAAGAGGTGAAGGTTTCGTTATTCTCACAGCTGGTGAAAAAGCACAAAGAGCTTTGGATGCAACAAGGCAGCAAGGTCCAGAAGCTGTAGATATGAGAGTGTCAAGGCTTAAGAATCAGAACATTAGCGATGCAACGCTGTTGTCTATGGGGTACACTCAAGAAGAGATTGATCGTGTTGCTAAAGTGAATCCTCCAGCAGCGGTAATGCCACCAGCAATGGATCGTGGCTCTATGCCAAATCAAAATAAATTCCAACCAGATAGTCCAATCGGTGGAGCGTAAAGGAAAACAATGACCCCAGAAGAACTAGAAGAAGAACGACAACGAGCATTTAAATTGTTGGACAATGATGCTTTGTTTGTTGACAATCAGACAGATCTTGCATTTGGTATCAACAATGATGTAGCTCCAGTTGACATTGAAGCTGAGCGTCAAAGAGCTTTCAAACTGTTAGATCAACCAGATGAAGTTGACATACCTGATGTCTCCAAAGGTGTTGACGTTGCTGACTTAGACTTCTCTAAGCAGTTTTCTGTCAGCAACTTGGTTAAAGACGAAAGCCTCTTTGGTGTTATTAAAGATGTGCAGAAGCTTAGACAGGATAAAGAGTTTAAAGAAGGTGATAGCAGAGAAGACTTTGTTAATGAGTTTCTAGCTGATCAACGATTCACTGACTTTAACACATACGGTACGATCAGTGAGTTGTCATATATTAAGAACGCTGATCCTGAAGAAGCTAGGAAGTCTGCACTTGCTCGTAAGGTTTATGGTAACACTGCCAGCTTCTATGAAGAGGGTGGTCAAGGTGGCATCTCTCCATACTACGACATCATCAAAGCTATTGCAGTAGACCCAGTGTCTTATCTTGGATTTGGTGTTGGTAAGATTGCAACAGCTGGTGCTGCCAGAGTTGCTGGAACAGCTGCAACAAAAGAACTTGCAGAGCAAGGACTAAAGCAAGTTGCTAAGAAAGCTGCTGGGTATGGTGCTGTATCAGAAGGTCTCATTGGTGCTGCTGCTGCCATTACAGATCAGAATCTTTCTAACACTGTTCTAGAAAAGCTTGACGAAGAACCTGAAGAAGTTAACTGGGGTGTTGTTGGTCTTGTAGGTGTTGTTAGTGCTGCACTGGGTGGTATATCTACGTATGCAGGTGTTAACAAAGATCCATCCAAGACAATGAACTTGATAAACGAAGAGATCAAGAAGCGTCAAGCAAAGGTTGCTGACACCATTGCACAGCCTCCAACAAAGCTAGAAGAGATAGTGATGGGGCCAATCAGCGATGGCATGGACGAGGCCGTTGAAGGGTATATGAAGGCTCACGGTAATAGTATTGTAGATGCTTTAGACCCTGAAGGTATTATCACAGATCCAAGAGTTAAAGTAGATTACGTTAGGATTACAGCACAGGCTGCATATAAGATGTGGCAATCAAACCCTGCTGAGTATGGAAAGATGAAGGGTGAGAGAGTTCAAGATGTTATCGCTAGAATCATCACATCATCCGATGCTCTTGACGACACTGCTGTTGAGCAAGGTTTGATGCAGCTTGGTATTAGTAAGAATGAATACGCTGGTATGTTCTTAGCATCTGGCTCAGCCAGTGGTCAAACTCTTAATGCTCTTTCTCAATTTGCAAAGAATGTAACAAAGGAAGACACCGCTCTTAAGAAGAAGTTTGATGAGCTTTACGGTTCAGAAGATGAGCGTGTTGGTGCTTTTGCTAAAGGCATAGACTTCCTTAGAAGAATTGATAGAGAGAGTAAGGTTTGGATCACATCCGGTATTGACACTCTTATGCGAAACATTGTCGGTACAAGTATAGGTATGACATTGAAAGCTGGTTCAACAATGCTTGAGGGTATTGTTTACGCAGCAGGTGTTGGTGTTAAAGGAGCTTTGACAGGTGTTAAAACTGGAGATGCAACAAAGATAATATCAGAATCATATGCTGATGCTGTTGGTGTGTTCTTTAATTTAGTGGATACAAAGAAGAAGAATCTGTCATACCAAACTGCTGAAGAGATTCTGAAGTTCAACCCAACAGCTAGAGATACATTGTTCAAGTCTTTACAAGAGACTGGAGAGCAAGACATTAGTAAGCTTGGTCGATGGGCTAACACAATGAACGTTGCTGTTGACGGTGTATTCCGTAGGGCAGTGTTTACAGACTCTGTTGCTAAGCAGCTTAAGGATCAAGGTATTGATCTGTACACTGACATCTTGGCAAAGAATAAAGTTGTACCAGCTCCTGTTATTAAAAGAGCAATGAATGATTCATTGAAGTCAACGTTCTCTTATATGCCTAAAGAGACTAAGAAGGGTGTAAGAAACTTAGAGACAATGGGTGAGACTGGAGCATCGATGATTGTTAAACTAGTTGAAACAATTCCTTTATCATCATTAGCTATTCCTTTCCCAAGATTCATGGCAAACGCTATGGCTTTTCAGTACAGGTATAGCCCTGCTGGTGGACTCTTTGGTGCTGGTGGAGACTTCCTAACTGCCAGAGCACTGCAAAAAGAAGGTAAGGAAGAAGCTTCACAGGTAATGTTCCGTCAAGCTAACATGAAGTTTGCACAGGGTGTTGTTGGAACATCAGCTCTCTATGCAGCTTACAACTACAGAGAAAATAATCAAGGTGAAGATTGGTTCAATGTTAAGTTGACAGAGGGTGGTATAACAGACGTTAGATCTCTGTTCCCTATTGGCCCATACATGGCAGTTGCTGACTTCATGGTTAAGATGGACAAGGGTGAGCCAGCAAAGACTGGTGATATGATTGAGTCGTTTCTTGGTATGAAGTTGCCAGCAGGTACATCAGGTTATTTCTTTGATAACATAGCCGCTGCAATGGACTCTGAGAAGTCAGCTGATCAATTGCAAATTGCAATCGGTAAAGTAGTTGGTGATTACGTTGGTAGATTCTCACAGCCTTTTGTTTTCAAACAAGCATATGACACCATTGATATGCTAAGAGAAGAAGGGTCACTCGCTAGAGATCCGAACGTGTTAGATGAAGGTGAAGGTGGTGGTACTGCTGCTGTTCAGAGAATCATGAACAAACTTCCTATTCTTAAAGAATACTTACCAGAGGCAGCACCACGATTCAGAGAGAGTGAGAACATCTACAAAGAGGGTGAGTTGTTTAACCGTCTAATTGGTATTAGACAGATGCCTAATAAGAGTGGTGCTGAGAAAGAAATAACAAGACTTCAAATCAATCCATACTCAGTGTATGGTAGATCAACTGGAAGTAAAGAGTTTGATAACAAGATCGTTAGAGAGATCAACAAAGATGTCCTACCTCTTGTTAAAGAATTGATTGCAGATGAAGAGTATCAACGCGCTACATTCCTTGAGAAGAAGATTGCAATGCATGAAGTGATTCGTGAATCTGTAAGCTTCATTAAAGGTAGGGTTATGGATGAGATGCAGTGGGACGATGAGAAAAGAGATAAATACTACAAGCTTCAGTTCAACAAACTGCCAGATCTTACAAGAAGATTCATTAATGAGAGATACAAGAAAGATTATGGTATGACAATGGAAGAAGCCAATGACTACCAAGATGTTGACTGGTACAAGTTTGAACTTGACCTTGTTAAAAAAGGAAGCTTCGAATAATGGGACTATTTAATAAAGCAATAGGTAAAGCTACAAAGAACCTAAGCAGGATATCTGGAGATGTTCTTGAAGAAGTAGTGTCCCCATCAAAGAAGCTGATGGGTGACATGCAGAAGGCTGCTGAAGTTCCATCTCCGTTTGAAGCTGAGGTGATGACACCAGTTTCAAAGGGTAAGTATGTTGGCCCTGATGGGTCTGGATACAATGATTGGTTCACTGGTATTGATGATACTGAAATCTCAGCAATGGAGAAGAAGATCGCCAGCGACTACGACATGTCAGTGGATGAGCTGATCGATCAAGCACCGGAGCAGTTTGCTAATGAGCTTGCTATGGAGTGGAGCTTCTTAAAGAAGAGCGGTGATAAGTCTATGCCGTACCCAATGGATGAAGACTTTCCAGATCAAGGAGAGATGTTATCCGATGCTGGGTTTAAGAAGGTTAAGAAACTTGCTGCTGATAAAGCCAACCCATTCTACGTTGACCCCAATATAAAGAAGAAGGAAGCTGCTGATAAGCAAGCCATTGAGATTGCTACAAAAGAAGCAGAGTCTATATCATCTATCGCAAAGATGGGAGACCCATTTGATATTCAAATGCGTGATCAAAGAGATAAGTTTATTGGAGAAGTTAAGAAACTAAGAACTGCATTGTTCGGAGACCTTAAGAAGGGATTGGAATACGCTGAGTATGATGACATTGTTCTTGGTAAAACTCAAGGTGAGTTTAGAGCAGCAACTGGTAGAGAGTTTGTTCCGTCTAACAAAGATGACGTAGCTCAGTTTAAAGCCATTGCTGAAAGACAACAATCATTGCTTGAAGTGTTGCGTAATAAGTATAAAGATAATCCACCGATTAAACTATTTCATGGGGCATTTGATGAAAAGGCTGCGGATGTAATTAATTCGAAGGGATTGTCTGCTGATAAAGGTAATCAGGCTGAGCTTAACATGAAAGCTACATCGTTCACTAAAGATCTGAACCTTGGCTTCACAGAGGTGGATGCTTTTGGTGGTAGAAATCCATCAGCATATTTGTCAGTAGAGTTTCCATATCCAGAGTATAAGTTCTTAAGGGTTGATATGTCTAAAAAGGATTATGATCAGATGAACATGAACGTCATCTTGAAGACAATCAGTGGTGACCCTAAAACAACTAGACCACTGGGACTTCCTAGAGGTGAGCTTAAGGAAACAGAAGATACATTCGTTGAAGCAGAGAAGCTTAAAGACAATTATCTTATGAAGAAAGCTACTGAGCAAGTTAACAAAGCTCAAGAGGGATTGCTTTCTTTAGAGGGAGATTTGAACAAGCTACGTGGAGAGATTGGTGTAGGTACAAAAGTTAATACTAAGAAAGAAGCTGTGTTGAAATACAACTTGATCAGAGACTATGTTAAATCTGTCAGCAAGATGAGCAAAGCTACTTCTGTGACAGGTGGTGCTGGTCAACGATACCAAAGAGAGTTTGTTAAACTTGGGATGAACAGCAAAGAGTTGAAGAAACTGGCTAAAATCCTTAGAGACAATGGTATGATAGCTAGAGCTGAGAACATTGAAGCTTATGACACAATAAAACTTGGTGAGTCAATCAAGCTTGACCCACTGATGAAGAATCAAATTCGTGGCAGCAGTAGCAACGAAGCGATGCTCAACCTCACTGACAAGTTTAATAGGGGTGGATTAGTAATTCGTTAATGAAAAAAGCCAGCGCAATGCTGGCTTTTTAGATGGTGCGTCCTAGAGGATTTGAACCTCTGACCTACAGCTTAGAAGGCTGTTGCTCTATCCAACTGAGCTAAGGACACGTTGATTTAGTTTGTGAAGGTTGTCAAAGTAGGCTCTGTCAAAACCTCTTTGCCACTCTAATCCTTTGCTTGCTGTACTCTCATACTTGTTATTAAGCCAGCCCCTGCTGAAAGCATAATAACCCTCTTTGAATTGAAACGATAAAGGTGGTGATCGTTCTTCTCTCATTGATTCTCCTTTAGATTTTTAATCTTAAGATTATAACAGTTACTCTTAACAACATATCCATTAGATGGATCAGTAGTTCCCTTCTCCATATAGTCAGCGTCTTTCATGTACGCCTCCTTACCATAGACACCTAGATACCAACCAACACTGTAGTCTATTTTAACACGGACAAAGCAATACATGTCACACTTCTGTTTAGTATTAAACGCTGATATAGAACAGTCATAGGAATCTTTAGGCTCCACTGATGTCTGTTTAGTTTTAACATCTACAGTTGTACCATCATCCAATACTAGATCGTAGTCGTATGTATTGTTAAGAACACCGCCCAATACTTTCTGAGCAATAGCCTCTCCAATAAAACCAGCGATGTTACCACCACCTCTCGTAATGCTGTTATGAAGAGTGCCCATCTCTGATGCTTTATCTCTAGCGGTTAACAACATGTCGTCAGTGATGGTAACTTCAATCATTCATTGTCCTCCGGTTTGTCTATATACACAGCATCTCCGTAATAGATTTGACAGAATGGCAGCTTCAATATCAATCCATTGAATGCCAGAAGTCTTTCTTGACCATCTTCATCCTCAGTGATGTGACAGATGTCTCTGGAGTATTCAATATCTAATCCCATACCTTGTCGTATTCTAAACACTACCATTGTAAAATCCTTTTAAGTTGAACATATTTATTATACATCAATGATTCAATCACTTCCCTCTAAATAAAAATCTCCAAAGTAGAAATACATGAAGGGTATCTTCACAATCATTCCAATAAACAAAGCCATCTCACCGTCTTCATTTTCATCAGAATCTACAATATGAAATACATTGTCATTAAACTCTATGTCAATACCTATACCTTGACGTAATCCAAAGCTAATTGACATTCTCATCCTCCCATTTCAGTTTAGCAACAATGTAATTCTTAACCAAACTACTACGCACAATATCAGACACAGAGAACTCAATCTCGGTGAACTCCTTCATGTTACGGATAATGGTTAAGAAGTCCAACAAGCCGCTTTTATCATCCCTCTTCTTCAAGTCCACCTGACGATAATCACCACATAAGAAGAACTTACTTGTATGACCTACACGGGTAATAATGGTATCCAACTCATGCATTGTACAGTTTTGACTCTCGTCTAGAATGACAATGGCATTGTTAAACGTAGTACCACGAATAAACGATGTAGACAAGAACTCAACGAACCCCTGCTCTACCAACCTATCCCAAGCGTCCTTACGTTTAAATAACTCAGCGGCTATCTGCTTATACGGCTCTGTGAACTGGTTCATCTTCTCCGCTGCATCTCCCGGTAAGTGACCCATCTCCCTACTCTGTACACTAGACCGGATAATAACCAACTTCTGATAGGGGTTACTCTTGTCCATAACCTCTTCCAGCGCCTTGTAGAAGGCAATGTAAGTTTTACCTGTACCAGCTACACCAGACAAGGCACAGAAGTAATGACCCTGTTGGTAGGCATCAAAGAAATCTTGCTGCTTCTCTGTTTTAGGGCTAATCGTCATCATATCATCCAACCTCATTTTCAGTCCATGTTGAGGCTTGGTTGGTTCTGTTTCAATTGTCTTTTTTTTACGAGTTACCATTAAGCTGTCTCTTTCAAAATGTTATTTATTAATTCTTCTTTAGCTTTCAAATATACTTCAACAGCCTCTTGCTCTGTAGCATATTGCCCTAACTCTGTGCGTAAATTTCGATACCTAATACGTGCCCTCCATTTTCCTGTGTGTTTATGAAAATCTACACCTTTTCTTTTAGATGAATTCAAAGCATTTAAAGAACGGCTGGCTGGTCTTAAATTGACAAACCTGTTATCAAATGGATTCTGGTTAATATGGTCTATAAGGGCGGGGCAACTTCCTGTCATCAAATAAAAGGCTATTCGGTGAGCTAAATATTTACTTTTTTTATGCTGAATATGCAATGCATTTTTCTTTTGTGTCCCTGCAAACCAATCCTTATTGTGCTTACCTTTATTATTTATCCATTTAAACAGTCCATTGTCAGGGTTATATTCTAAAAATGTTTCTAATCCAGTGAGGTCTTTCATTATGCTGCTTTCCCCCATACGTCAGCCCAAGTGCCTGTTGTAGCGCCCTTAGAATAATCTGTTACTCGTTGTTCAAAGAAGTTGGTGTGGCTTACACCTAACATACCATCAACCCACGGTAAAGGATTCTTCTTAACCTTAAACACACCCTTCATGCCCATGCTAATGAGGCGGCGATCAGCAATGTAACGGATGTATTCTTTAACTTCCTCTTTTGTCAACCCTTCAATGTTACATAATCCAAAGGCTAAGTCAATGAATTGGTCTTCGAGATCCACCATGTTACGTGCAATCTGCTTGATGTTAGCAGCGCTGCTGTCACCGGGGTTTTGTTTAACCCATTCACGATAAATTTTTATCATTCCCTCAGCATGCATTGTCTCATCAACAACACTCCATGCAATGATTTGACCTAAGCCTTTCATCTTACCGTTACGTGCAAAGTTCAACAACATAACAAAGGATGAGAACAACTGCATACCCTCACCAAAGGCAGAGATGGTTGCAATCTTCTCAGCCATAGGTAGGTCGCCTAACGTCTTAAAGTACTCATGCTTATCTACCATCTCACCGTACTGCATGAACTCGTTGTAGGTGCTCTCAGGCAGTCCTAGCGTCTCAATCAGGTGGGCATAGGCGGCAACGTGTAGAGCTTCCCGTCCAGCAAAGCCACTCATCATCATACGCACTTCAGGTTGCTTGAACGCTGGAATGTAATGGGTGTAGTAACCGTCACCAATGTCTAGGTCGCCCTGCACAAAGAACCGTAGTATCTTAGTCAGGAACTCTCGCTCGTCTGTACCCAACTTCTTCTGATAGTCCTTCAAGTCCTCACCCATAGGAACCTCTGTGTGTAACCAATGGCTCTGCTCATGCTCTAGCCATGCGTCATATGCCCAAGGGTACATAAAGGGTTTGAACGTTGTACGCTCTTGTGTTAAATCTTTTTTCATCCGTCTCTTTCTGTTAATCCCATAAACTTTGGTAATAGACACCAAATAGTCTGAACCCGTTTTGAATACGCTTTTCATATTCCTTACGTCCGTTCTTATCGTGAACCTCAGTATGGTTAGGGCCTTCAATCATTTCAATGTTTCCGTTTTCCAGTTTACGCCATTGTAAATCTGAGACTCCTGTTACGAACTGCTTTTCCCAGCTATCATCCATTTTGCTTTCAAACGCAAAGATCATTTCGTCTAGTATCCATATCCATCCTTGTTGGTGCTGTTCGTCAACATTGCCGTGTAGCTCCTTGTGTACGTCAGTTAGATCAATAAGTCCCCATCCGTGTCTGGATTCTTTCAGTTGCTTCAGTAGGGGTAGTATGACGAGGGACAATGTATGATCCATGCTACACGTATCCCAAGGATCTATATGCACTTCAATTATACGTTTCTGTTTGCTATAGACCCAACTTAACAACTTCGATAATAAGGTGTCCGGCCTGTCAAGACTCCACTTTATTATGTCTCCAGCTTTTGCTTCAGGCTCTATACTACCATACGCAAGCCACTCACCTAAATGATGAACCCACTTTGGTTTGCTTTTAAAACCATAATCATCGACTTCCTTTTCTACCCAAAAGCAAAGTAGGTCTGCCAGTTGATACGGCCCAAACCAGTATTTATATTTTCCTATCTTTACTAGCATGGTTGGTTAGGGTTATGTGTCATCACCACTGTCTCCATGTGTTACTAATAATATGCAGGCAGGTGACCACCTCTAGCCACCTTACCCAACTCAACTGCCTTAACCTTCGCAAGCCAGACATGATTCTCCGTTCACTATAGCAGATAAGTCTATCGAGGTTAACTTAACTGCACTGCCTACTTTCTCTGCCCTACGCACTTTATCGCTACGTAGGTAATACAAGCTCTTCAACCCCTTCTTCCACGCCATGAAGTGTACAGCATGCAGGTACTTGATCTGCACATCTGGACGGAAGAATAGGTTAACACTCTGCCCTTGGTCGATATAGACTTGACGGTCACTAGCAAGCTCAATAATCCAGCGCTGGTCAAGTTCCATCGCAGTCTTAAACACAGCCTTCATATTGTCGTCAATGTCCAGATGCTGCACACTGCCATCGTTGGCGATAATTGTTGCCCATGTGTCATCATCATCCAACCCAATCTTAGCAAGCTCTCTAGCCAACCACTTATTTTTAGTAACATATGCACCACTTAAAGTATCCTGACGATAAGCATTAGCCCGATAAGGTTCAATGCTAGGACTGGTATTACCCATGATAATAGAAGACGATGCGTTGGGTGCAATAGCCATGTGATGACTAAAGCGCCTGTTAACCCCGTGCATAGCAGCATCAGGGCATGCACCACGTTTATCAGCCAAGTAAGAATCTCCACGCAAACACTCCTTGTTTATATGGCTGAAGATATCCTTGTTAGTCATCTTTGCCATCACACCTTCAAAGGCTAAGTTATTCTTTTGCAAGTACGCATGAAAACCTAACGCGCCAATTCCAATAGACCTCTCACGGGTAGCAGAGTAAACTGCACGACTAACACTATCAGGAGCGTTGCTGAGGAAATAGTCAATAACATTGTCAAGCATTTCCATAACATCCGGTATAAATTGCTCATTACCTTTCCACTCATCAAAGTACTCCAAGTTCAAACTACTTAGGCAACACACCGCTGTACGATCTTTACTGGTGGGTAAGAAGATTTCTGTACATAGGTTACTACCGTTAATTGTTAACCCCTCCTTCTGCAACCATGAGGGCATCTTACGGTTAGCTTCGTCAATGAAGATAAGGTAAGGCTCTCCGGTCTGCATACGTAAGTCTAACAACTTCTGCCACAAGTACTTAGCTGATACCGTCTCAACAACTTCTTTACTAGCGGGGTTTATTAAGTCCCAGCTATCATCAAAGTCATCATCTAACATTGCCTTCTCTAACACCTGCATAAAGGCATCTGATACGTTAACACCATGATTCAGGTTAGGTGTGCGTAGGTTCTGGTCGCCTGTTGCCTTACGCATCTCTAGGAACTGAATGATGTCAGGATGGTTAATGTCCAAGAAGGCGGCGTAACTACCACGGCGTGTGCGTCCCTGTCGATAAGCCAAGCTAGAGGCATCATACATCTTTAAGTGAGGCATGATACCAGTGCTCTTCTCATCTGAGTTACGAATACCTAAGTGAACACCAACACCACCACCTAACATACTTAACCAGTTTGTCTCCGATAGATTATCAACCAAACCTTCTGCACTATCTTCCATATAGTTAAGAAAACAGCTAATAGGAAGTCCACGCTTACTACGACCAAAAGAAAGAATAGGAGTGCTATAACTGAGCCAATGGCTAGAACTATACTCATAAAGTCGCTGGGCGTGCTCAAGGCTGCTCGAAAAAGCCTGCGATACATAGGCAAATCTTTCTTGTGGACTGGTCTCTCCGTCCATCATGTAGCTCTCTTTCAATCGCTGAAGACCCAGCGTATCGAAGAGACTATCACGGCTCATGTTTAGTTTAATTGTCATAGGTCAAGTTTGTTTAGAGAAGAAAAAGGGTACTCGAAAGTACCCTTTGGGATATAGTTATACCAGAAATTGAAGATAATACAACCCTTAATTGTTATCATTTTCAAGAAGACATGAGACCTTATCGTATACACCAACGTATCCAACCTCATCTAAGAACACCGCAAACTGTAAGATAATCTCATGCCAATCGGAATCACCTGTACATATATACAGCATTTCTTTATTAGTTAGTACGTTGTTTTCTTTTGAAGCGTGTTCAAAAAAGTAATTGTGTTGACCATCATTCATTACTTAAACCTTTATAGTTACTTAGATGCATTCTCTTTCCTTTTCTTCCTTTCGTTCTGTGTTTTAACATTGTGACATTGACTACACAAAACTTGAAAACCATCAACCTCACAGTACATCCGTTTAATATAGATGTTCCAATCAATGAAGCCACCCTCAACTGATACAACTGGATCTATGTGATCCACTTGAACATCAGCTTGTTTGAACATGTCACCACACGCAGCACACTTGTAACGATTACTCATCTTACCAGTAGCAGGATCTAATCTTTTACCAATCAAAGCAAGATTAAGACTCTCGTATCGTGGAGGCCAGCGTCTAGACAGTGTGCGAATACCACCCTTGATGAAGCTGTTCATTCTAGCAGCTGTCCATTGACCACTGTTAAAAGGTTTCTCTGGTTTTGCTTTTGGCAATTAATCTTCCTCACGCTCTATTAGAAGCAACTCAATATCAATGTCGTTGATATCAGCACCACTAAATACATCTTGAATATTCTCACGAATAACTTCTTCAAGGTACAAAGGATCTTGAAGTGAACGAGGTAGATCTGTGTCGTTCACAAAAGCGGTGAGTCGGATGTTAATTTTCATTGTCAAAAACGTGCCGAGTTAGAAAGTTTTCAAGAACGTCTGAATGCTTCTCGTATATAAACTTCATAAGCTTCTCTCGTTCTTCTGGATACGTAGCTAAGTAATTAGGAACAAGAGTTAACAACAATGCAGTCATAGAGATTGCTGGAGATTCAAACTTTGATTCAACACCGCATGACACGATGGTTAACGTATTAGGAATCATCTTGCCTTCAGCATCTAGGTCAGGACGAAGAACGATCAGAGTGTCTCGGTCTTCAAGTTCAAAGGTATCAGTCATTCGGTGATGTCCACATTTCATTAGGTGTTCTTCGAAGCCATAGCAATCTTGCATTCTCAAGAATTCTATCTTCAGATTGATAGGCTTCCATACAAACATTATACATATCAATCTCAGTCTCGCAACTCTTTAACATCTTCTCAGCTGTCTTAGGACCAACGCGATCAAGGCCAATGATATTGTCTGCACTGTCGCCCATCAAGATCTGCATGTAGAAAAACCTCATACCCTCATAAGGGGTGACGAAGAATTTCTCACGCTTCACAGGATTGTAATGCCAACCAGAGAACTGTTTAAAGTCTTTATCAATTGAGACGATGATGCAATCACCGTTGAGAGTTTGACCCTCAGTAGTAATTGCATCATCAGCTTCATAACCTTCGTAGATAACTGCACCCCACTCCTTAACCATATGTTCACGAACATCTTTTAAGTGACGAGGTTTAGTTTTGTTGGCACGGTTACCTTTGTATATGGCAGTGACCGCAACATCAAATCTAAAGTTAGTCTTACCAGTTAGATAGAGATCCCAATCATCGTAAAACCTATCATCATGATCCACTGACATAATGATCTCAGCAAGAGACCTGTTAGTGTTCATGATAGCCATGCTCACCTTCTCGTTTTCACAAGCGGCAGCACAGCGATAGGCTACGATGTCAGCATCTATTAAGATTTTCACAGAACGTCTTCATCATCCAGTTCTACACCACCAGCATTAACATACTCAACCAAGTCAGTAACCACCAGTCGTTTCAGCGATGGGCTGTTACCTTTCTTATTCTTGTACTTCCATTCGTAAGAGCTAACCAAAGCTTTGCCAACGCTACCGTTACCAATTATCACATCAGCTGGAATCTCCATACCATCAGAGTCATGTGAGCGCATGGGGTTGTTACTCTTGCATGTGATGTACTTACCCATCTCAGGCCTCTTCTCTGAGTCTTCTGCAATAGTGATGCCCATACTTTCCAATGCTTCCACAGCGCTATCGCTTAGGTTACACAGATTGAGTTGGTACTTGCCAGACATCTCATTCAGCTTGTGTGTTTGTGCCCAGTAGATGTCACACTTAATCTTTACTTTCAAATCTTCAGTCATATAATTTCCAATCAAAATAAAGGCTATGACGTTAGCCTAATTAACGTTACCCGATGATAAGCTTCTCAGCCATGTCAACGTAGTAATTATAATCAAGGTCTTCACGATTAAAGTCCTTGACATTATTGCAAACCCACATACCCCAACCAGCTCCGATTGAAAGTCTACGTGGTTCTAAATCATCCTTCAACGGCGGCATAACCTTAACAAGATCTGCACCAGCCCTGCAAGCATAAAACCTACAGGTGTTTTGTTGAACCTGTTCTGTACCATCAGCTAATACTAGCACGAGCTTGCTACTTCTTGGCACCTTAGTACGCATCATGAAGTCGTAGTTGTCTTCGTGGTTTGTAATAAAGTTACGTATGTCAGCTCTATGTAAGATGTGTGCCTCAGCAGCCTTGCGAATAACAAGACCGCCTTGATCTTGATGCCAGCCTAGCCCTTCGTATTGGTATGCGCCCTTACGCTTAACCTTACCGTCAGTGTAAACAGCAATGTAGTTGTTCACGTCACGGACAATCATCTTACTATAGAAAGCAAACTCTAAATCTAAACCAACTTGCTTCTGCCACTCATCACAGATTATATCATAAACATCCTTCTTGTTCTTAGGAAGTTTGACAGTGATGCCGTCAGTGTTAACTTGGATAAGAGACAAGCCTTCAATACCCATCAACTTCTCTGCTAACAAACATAATGATAGCTGACCATTGATGGTGATTGACATTGTGTACTTCGAATCATAGAACGGACTGTACTGACTGTTGCTGTCACCATATACACCGTTCAATGCCAGCTTCAGCATTGCATTCTCGACAGTACCTTTGGCATAGCTTTTGCGTTGTTGGTATACGTCTTCGTAGATGTCACAAAAGCGTTCACCTAAATGCTCAGGGAATACACGGTTGGCAATGGCAATGTTTGGGTACATCGAAGCAACGTCAGCATCAATGATGAAGTGATCATCATCCTCTTCAACAGCCGCATCACTAATTGATCCATGAATGCCACCAGTACCAAAGTCGAAACGGAAACCATCGACAACAACATTCAAGTTGTCAGCGACATTCCAACACCCCCAATAGGAGAATTGTTTTTCACCCTTCTTCTTTGTCTTCAACTCAACAGCATCAATCCATCCAGCAGGGTGCTCTGCCATGAACTTTTCAACACTCTCATCACTCGGCTTGAAGAAGAACTTCTTACGCTTTGTAAGCATGTCAGCAAACGGTGCAACATCACCAAGCTCATCTTCAGGGATGCTGCTTAGCACACCCTTAGTCTCTGTGATTTCTTTGTTGCGAAACCATTCCAGCACAGATATAAACTCAGGACGTTCAAAGTCGTAGTAGTTGAACAGGCAATCACCGATGTTAATTGATTCTCGAATAGTTTGTTGAATGACACGCTTATTATTAACACGTTTGTAACAGCTACCTTCCATCTCTTCTTCAAGACGCATAATGAAATAATCTTTACCAATCTTTGTATCGTTGTGATTGATGAAGCTACGCTTATACTTGTTAGTCAGCTCTTCACGGAAAGAAAGCATTGGTAATGAGTGGTTATAAAACTTTAATGTCTCACGTACATCATGCATGTTGTATTTAAGCAATACATCTATCTGATCATCCTCAAGATTGGTGCCAACCTCATAGGGTAGATCTTCGATGGTGTCTGATCGCATATTAAACTCAATCATTTTCAAGCTAGTTGACCTAGCCCTGTTGTCGAAGTGATGAATCTTAAACAAGTCAACCTGATTAACATGCTCATCAGAAACCCTGACTATCTTTTGAAACACATTCTCAGCACCGATAACCATCTGAGCTTTCTTGTATGTGCGTACAGCTACAGCCTTACCACTGACAGTTAAAGCTTTCTCACGAACAGACAAGAGGTCATGGACAACAGGGTAGTCAAAGCCAACGTTGTTAAATCCAATCATCCTGTCCTTGTTCTTACGAAGCTTGTCAAGAAAAGACAGCAGATCAGCTACATCATTCTTACGAGTTGAGCATTCGAACGCCACTTCATTCTCACCATTGGCATCAATGGCAGAGAACGTAAACACATTCGGATAAGTTTCAATGTCATATATCCAATCCATGATCAACCAATCGAACGGAGTAGTACAAACATTGAGAATAAAAGTATAGTTGCTAGCATTTTGTTTCCTTAAAGAACGTCTTCGATTGGTTCGTATTCTAACATCCTTCCAGTTTCTTTGGTGTAGAGCAAGCTACATGCTGGCCCTGTTGTACCACTGAAACGATTCTTTAGAACACGAACGTGTGTTGTATTACGAACGGTTAAGTCTTCAGCTTGACCGTCTCTCTCTGCTCCAATAACCATATCACTAAGCTGTGCAATCGAACCACTACCTCTTAACTGAGCAAGAGATGTTGCTGCACCTTCTTCGTGTCCCCTACCCTCAGGACGCTTAAGGTGTGACACCACAAACAAAGCAATGTTAGTTTCTTGAACCAGCATACGAAGCTTCGTCATAATCTCGTCAATAGCCTTGCGCTCATCACCACTCTCTTGTGCTGACACAATGATTGAGATGTGATCCACAAAGATATACTTGCATGACAAAGCCTTAGCCAAGTATCGCACACGATTAACGATGTTGTCAACGCTTGTGCTGCCGAAGTGATCGAATAAGAACAGACGACCAGTGCCGAGCGTAGCTTCATAAGCATCACGTCTTTCTTTGTCAGTGGTCGGTGTGTCTGGCAGGTGCATCGGAACGTTAGCAGCCAATGACATCATAGACAAGCCAGTCTTGCGAATGCTTTCCTCTAAGAACATCAAGCCAATGTTGTCGTCAATGTTCTGTAATAAATGCCATACAATTTCTCGCAACAACTGACTCTTACCCAATCCACTACCAGCAGTGATTGTCACCAGCTCACCGTGACGTATACCATAGGTCATGTTATTCAACCCTTCCCACGGATAGCTACACTGTGCTGGTTCAAGCGGTGTACTAACTAAGTCCCAAAGAGATGTACCGCTAACAATTCCATCCGGTGTGTGCTGATCAGCCTTCCACCACTGCTGAACAAATAAGTCCTTCTCTCCCCCTATTAGGAAGTCACAAGCATCCTTGTAGTTGTTCATGCCCTTGAATAGCTTACTCTTGCCACCGAACAACTCAGCAACTTCTCTCGAAGCCTTACGTCCAGCATCATCGTTGTCAAAACAAACGATGATATTCTCGAACGATGACAACCATTCATAGTTGTCCTTACAGTTTTGCAATGCAGAGCCAGCACCGTTGCGAACAGATACGCTAGGCCACTTAGACCCAGTCATCTGATAGCCAGCCATAGCATCAAACTCACCTTCGTAGATGGTTACATACTTACCGCCTGCGCTGAACAACTGCTGTCCAAATAAAGTTCCATCACTCCATTGACCTTCGCTGATAAATGTCTTGTCCTTCTTACCCCTAATCTTAGCACCAATAAACTCGTTAACGGCATTGTAATAGGGGAAGTAGTAGCTTCGATCTGTTACAACAACACCGAATGTTTCGCATGTTGAGATATTAATCTTACGGTCATTGATACCAGTGATGAAACCCGCCTCCATATCTTCTTTGACTTGCGATGGAGTTTTAGTTTGCTTAGGTTTCTTTTTAAGTTCGGTCACTTGAACAGTTCCATCGGATGGGTGATATGTGTGACAGACAAAGCACTTGCTGCTGCCGTCTTCGTTGTATGACAAGCCATCACTGCTGGGGCAAGTGAGACACTTCTGATGAGTTAATGCAAACCCCATATTCATTCCTTAAATAATGATTGAAACTCCGTCTTTAATATTGCTTTGCATTTATCTGCTACATCTCGGTGCTCTTTCTGTGTAGCAGCATCACAACGAATGTCAACGTAATGCATCCAGCTACGTAACGTACCATTCATATACATCCTACTCATTGTCAATCCTTCAGGCAGCAACTTACGCGCTACCTCTTTAGCTATGCCGTTGTTAAGCGCAGCGCCATAGACACCCCTAACCTGTGCTATTAAGGTGCGTTGCATCTCGTCCCACCACCGCTGTAGCTCCCTGTCCTCAGTTGGCAGCGAGTTCTGCCTGTTCTTATCATCCTGCAAACGCACCTCAGACAGAGCGTAGTCATTAGCCACTGCATAACGTTGACTAAATTCTTGAAACGAAAAGCTCCTATGTCTGAGTATCTGCCGAGCAATGTCTCTGGTTGTTTCAATCTCCATACATACATTCACCATTTCAAATGGAGACCAGTGTTTATTGTTAGCTAGATACTTGAGGAGCTTGGGTGCTGTTTCTTTGTTGTCTTGGTTTTCTGGGTTAGACACCCTCGCCATGTAAGCAACAAGCTCTTCACCTTGTGGTGTTGCCCATACTAGTTTAACTTTACTCATACTTCCTCGGCTTCCATTAAAAATAACAAACAACATACAGCGTGTGCAAGGTGGGGTAGTCCACTCTCACCATCAATAACTTCCCCTTTACTGTACGCTGTCATGTGCCTGTAAGCAGCAGCCTGATAGCGTAGGTGCAAGTTGTCAACCTTTTTCCAATTGTGTCGGTCATACTTCTTAGCACCGAACGTCAATACCTTCACCACTTCATCCACCGCATTGAATGGCAGCAGTGTGTAGTCTGGTTTATCGTTGTCATACTTAACACCATTAATTATTTCTTTCGATGATTTTTGTTGCTTCATGTTATGTCACACCATTCTTCTCTTTAACTAAATGGTAAAACCTTATTAACTCTTTGTCATACTTACTAGCCCAGTCCACTACCTCACCCTCTGGCTTCCAGCTTTCATTTTCCCACATACTAAACCCAGCTTCTTCAGCAAGGTCTTTAATCTCCTCTGTGAACTCTACAGCATCATAGTCAGGTGCTAGCTTTTTAGCCTCACCAATGCCTGCTTTTATAGCAGTGAGTATACCTAACCGCGTCAAGGCCACCACTGTCTCTGGTGGAAAGTCAAACTGATAAACAGCACTGCCGTCTACGTTATCACGTAATAGAGTTACGTTGCCCGTTCCTTCATCATTCATTTCCATAAGTCACCTTCTCTTTTGCACAAGACAGCTTTGCCATCTTTGTTAATAAATCATTCAACGGCTCTAACATCATAACCCTACAACAGCTAAGTGTAATGGGGCTGAACTCAGTACCGCTATCACTCTCTTCCACTCTGTTCAAATACTTATCAAAGAACTCTTTAACAAGCTCTTGCAGTATTAAAGCATCCTTTTCATTACGCATCTCAGCGCCTATCTCTTCATAGTCCATCACCACTCGCTTTCATCGGCGACATTAACAGTCATCGTAGTACAGAGACCATTGTATATTGTCACCCAACTCATTGTTATGATAGAC